CCGCGCCAATGTGGACGTGCCGCTCTGGATGGCGCGGGCCGCTGCCGAGACCGGCGCGAAACTCGTGGCGTTCAGCTCCGACCAGGTGTATTCCGGGGCAGCGCAGGAAGGTCCTCTGCCCGAAACGCTGCCCCTTTCCCCCTCCAACATTTACGGGCAGCACAAGCTGGAAGCCGAGCAGCGGGTGCTGGAAGTCCTGCCGGACGCCGTGTTTCTGCGGGTGCCCTGGATGTACGATCTGCCCGGCTATCAGCTGCCCATCCGGGGCAATCTGCCGCTGAATCTGCTGCGGGCCGCTCTGCGTGGGACGCCGGTGCGGTTTTCCGCCCACGACTGGCGGGGCATCAGCTTTGTGCGGGAGGTCATCGGGAATCTGTACCCGGCGCTCTCCCTGCCCGGCGGTGTGTACAACTTTGGCAGCAGCAACGACCGCAGCATGGTCGAGACCGCACGGCAGTTCGCGGAATTGCTGGGCATTTCCGTTGCCATCGAGATCACCAACTGGCACCGCAACCTGCGGATGGATGGCCACAAAGCAGCCGCACAGGGCATCCCCTTCTGCTCCACGCAGGAGGGGTTTGCGCGGTGCCTGAGGGAGTATAACCTCTCAGGCGGGCCACGATGACAGCCTATTCTTGGAGGATAGGCTGTTCTTCGTACAACCTCTCCGTCACCTTCGGTGACACCTCTCCTTGTAGGAGAGGCTTTGGCATTCCGCAGACTTCGCCGCTTCGGGAGAGGGTTCATCCTCCCATCGGCTGATATTTCTGCAAAATAGTATGCAGGCCAAGCTCCCGCGCCTGAGCCAGCAGATAGCGGTAGCGGCACAGCAGAGCCTGCCGCTCGTAGATGTGCTGTTCGATGAGGTCGGTGTCCACCTCCAGGTCGAACATCATCTCGTTCCGGCGCAGGCAGAACAGGCACTCTTTCAGCTCCTCTTCCAGTTCCGGGTGGTAGCGTTCATGTTCCGTATCCCGCGGGATGCGGTCGGACAACAAGGTTTTTTCTTTTTGCGCAGACTGGACCATCGTGGTTCCTCCTCTTTGTGCATCTTTGCTTCTACTGATTTCCAGTATATGCAAAGAGAGTGAGAAGGATGACGGTTGATGGAGTCCCGCCATAAAAAATCGTCTACCTCCCCGACGACTCTGCCCCATTGCTCTGACATTTCAAAATGTTCCGCGAAAGACCGTCTTTTTTCAAGATTTTGCAAAAAAGTTTGAAAAAGTGCTTGACAACTCCGGGTTTTTCCCGTATAATAGCATACGTTGAGCGGCTCATGAGCCAAACAACAAAGCAGATCTTGGGGATTTGCATAGTGGTAGTGCGGTAGACTCTGACTCTACTTGTGGGAGTTCGATTCTCTCATCCCCAACCAAAAGAGAATGAGGCGAACACGGTGTCAATCAAAATGGTTGGTTCAGTGTTCGTCTTATTTTGTCCCCTGCCGAAAATCAGGAAGTAAGCAAAAAAGACCCAAACCTCGCATGAAATGAGGTTTGGGTCTTTTTTCGTTTCGTTTCTTGGTAGAATCTACCGAAATTCGGAATAATTTGCCGGAATATAGGGTTTTCCGCCAAAATGCAGACAAGCCGAGTACATATCGGCTAAAATTATCGGCAAAGGAGACCAAAGGCTATGATTAGGATTTTGCTGTCTACCCGCCTTGGCGAACGGCGGATGACACAGAGCGAACTCGCTCGTGTAACGGGGATTCGCAGCCAGACCATCAACGAGTTGTACCATGATTTTGCGGAGCGTGTGAATCTGGACGACCTCGACCTCATCTGTGAGGCATTAGACTGTAATCTCGATGACCTCATTGTGCGAGAACCCAACCCGGAGCGCAGGGTTAAAGAGGTGCGCCATATCCCCCAGACCGTGAGCAAGTCTCGCAAGAAATAACCCCATCTCCTGCCCGGATGCACGTTATGCGTCCGGGCTTTTTTCGTTATCGTCCGGCACGAATTCCAGCAGATCGGCAGGCTGGCAGTCCAGAACGGTGCACAGCTTGTCCAGAACGTCCAACGGAATATGCTTGACGGAGTTGTTGTTCATACCCGACAGAGTGGGCTGGCGAATCCCGGTCATGGCGACCAAATCCTTTTGCTTGATACCTTTTTCGGCAAGTACGGCTTTCAACTTGATGCGAATCATGTAAGCACCTCCCTTTTCTTCACTATATCACACTCACCCGAAAAATGCAACGCTTTTCGTAAAAATATTTACGAAAAATGTTGTTTTGCTATTGACATACAACGAAATTCGTTGTATAATATAGACATAGAGAGGAGGTTACGAGGTGCAAGGGAGCAACCCAAAGGGGGTGATGCTCCATGACAAGCAAGGAATTTGCAAAGCTCACCAGAGCCGAGCAGGTAGCCCGCTTTGAAGCATACAAAAAAGCGGCTCAGGATCGCACCCTGAACCGCTAACCGCTAAAAGCCCGTTATCCACAAGCCCCTTGCACCTCCATTTTATTTTTTTATTGAAGATTTGTCAAGAGTAAATCGGAGGTTTTCAGCATGAAGTTCATTGACATTAACCGCGAGTTCACCGCAGCAGCCAGCAGCTACATGGCACAGGGCTACTACATCAACGCCGGAACGATGGGCGGAAGCCAGGGCGAGGTCGCTCACATTGACCTCACCAACGGCACCGAGATCATCCGGGTGCTGCTTACCACGTTCAACAACTACCTCGGCACCGAGGGTGTGGAGCTGATTGTTGGCCGGGTCAAGGACGACATCAAGCCCAACCAGGAAGACCGCTGGAGCACCGTCTGGAATGAGCGTCTGGAGGTCATCAGCAGCAAGAAGTTCTACCGTCTGAACAACCGTGCACAGGATGGATTCTACGGCACAGAGGAGGAAGCAAACGCCGCCGAGGAGAAGCGGTTTGACCGCTACAAGAGCCGCCGCAGCAATGACAGTGCGGTGGATGTGACCGCAAAGGCCGCTCCGATGGTCAAAAAGTACATCCACGAGAAGTTCGGTGTCCGGCGCGTGAAGATGGACGATATCAAGGTCGTCAAGCACGGTGGCCGCTACACCGTCACCTACCACAAGCACGCTGCACAGCTGCACTAAGGGGAGGGCGCAAAGATGGTCACGATTCAGAGCCAGAACTTCGGCGTTGAGATTGAAATGACGGGCGTTTCCCGCGGAACAGCCGCCTCCGTCATCGCCAACTACTTCGGTGTCGGCGGCATCCACTTTGCAGGTGGTACCTACCAGACGTACGAGGCCAAGGATAGCAAAGGCCGCGTATGGAAGTGCATGAGAGACGGTTCCATCACTCCCCGGCGGCGCAGAGGCGGTGCAATCGTAGAGGCAGACGATACCTACCGCTGCGAGGTCGTGACCCCGATTCTCCAGTATGAGGATATCACCGACCTGCAAGAGGTCATCCGGGCACTGGTCAAGAAGGGTGCCATGGCGAACAGCTCCTGCGGTATCCACGTCCATGTTGACGGTGCGAACCACACGCCCGAAAGCCTCTGCCGGCTGCTGAACTTCGCCACCGGGCGGCAGGATCTGTTCTACGAAGCCCTGCAGATCGGCAACCGCGCAGACCACTGGTGCCACAAAATCAACCCTGCCCTGTTCCGTGAAATGAAGAAGAACGGCCGGGCAAGCCGGAACGATGCAGAGCGCATCTGGTACAGCGTGGTGAATGACGGATATGATGGAGGCGTGGATTCTTCCCACTACAACAGCACCCGGTATCACGGAATCAACCTCCATGCATTCTTCACAAAGGGCACCGTGGAGTTCCGGCTGTTCAACGGAACCACTCACGCCGGCCGCATCAAAGCCTACGTCCAGTTCTGCTTGGCAATGAGCGCATGGGCTATCAACTGTGACCACGACAATCTCCACTTCAAATCCGTTGCCGGGTACACCCAGCAGCAGAAACACGACCTCATGCTCCGGGTGCTGACCAAGCGTCTGGGCATGAGAGGCCCGGAATTCAAGACCGCCCGGTTGCATCTCACCTCTGCATTTTTGACAGAGGCCGAGAGTGAAAATACCGCCGCCTAAAAACCGAAAAGCTGCGCTATCTGGCTATACGGGCATTTGGAGGATATGACAATGAAACTTTACAAATACTCCGGCACCATCGAGGAGCTTGCCGTTGAACGCGGCCGAATCTCCTATATCAAACTCTTTGATGTGACCGACTTCGACAAAGCACCAACCAGACTGGAAGTCTTCGGTGCGCTCGGCAAGTACATTGAGGCCATCGAGTTAACCGATGCCGAAGAACGGTACATCAAGAGTGATTGGTACTTTGACAGCAACCTGTATCTGCGCCGCATTGAAGTCCCCGGCGTGGGCGATTGGCCGGCAAAGATTATCACCCAGTCGCCTGACGACATCGACCAGCTGGAGATTTTCGGAGAGCGGGAGTACATCGAAACCAGCAAGCCAAAGTCGATGCCCGGCGAGGAAGTGAACCGCTGGCTGATGTGGGAACGCCAGAACATGAAGTAAGGAGGTCATGACCATGTTCAGTATTACCGATAATGAGAGATTGCGGGATGCGTATGCGCTTCTGATGTTCATGCAAAACGATATTCCTGCCTCTGCTGAGAAGAAGGGCGCCGTGAAAAATCTGGCCGCAACTGTTAAGAGGGAGATTCGGAGCTACAACAACCGCCCGGCTTCCAATGTGCGCATTATCAGCGGCGACTATAATGGCCATCTGGATTTGGTTCGGCTGCCCGATGAACTGGACAGGATGCACGAAGAGGCTGCTGCTGACTGGTTCTGCAACAACTGCTATCTGGAAGCTTACAACAGCCAATATGACTGCACAGGGCAGGAGTTCACGAGCTGGTATAAGCTGTTCAGGCGGCAGGGCCACTGGTTTGCATATCACTCGGTTAGCCGAGATGTTTAAGGAGGAAGTACAATGACGGACGAAAAAGCTATTGAAAAGATGCTCTATGATCAGCAGCAGGGCTGGCCGCTGTGCCCCCGCTGCGGCGAGAGGATGCCGGACAAACTGACCCACGGAGCACTGAGCCGCCACGCCAATGGCGTGTACATCTGTGAGGCCTGCGGCACCGATGAAGCTCTCCGGGACTGGACCGGGAACGTCAAACCGCTGTCCGACTGGGTGCTGGTTCGCGTATACAATGGAGATCTTCGGAGGTAATCGATATGGAAGAAATGCTCCTGTCACTGAATGGACCGTGGTCAAACGCAGCCTGCATCGGCTACTGTGTCATGGCGATGCGCAACGCTGGTTTGAGCGAAAAGACGCAGCGCAAAGTCCTTGATGAACTGACCCGGTGTTTTGACGATGTGAGCGTTGAAGATGCTGCACAGATGAAGTTCTAAACAAACAAAAAAATCCCCCTACACTGGCCCGAAGGTCAATGCAGGGGGATTTTTGCGCGCTACCGAGGTAGCCAAATATAAAATCAAGAGTGGACCATGCCGGGCCGCTCTCTACAAAAGCCGAAGCTTTTCAAGTGCCTCTATTTTACACGGCACTCATGCAGCAGTCAAGACTTTTTGCCCAGTGCTGCGGTCATAACATCAAAGGCGTGTTCGATGACCGCGTCCAGCACCTCGTCGGTGATGGCCCAACGGATAGCCGCCGGGCACTTGGCGCGGAGAGCAGCGAACACCTGCTTCTTCTTTTTGGCGCCCTGACCGCTGCCCATGATGGACAGCTCGGCCTTTTCGACCAGTTCCAGAGCCAGATCCTTGACGGTGGCCTTGTAGCCCAGCCGGATGCCCCCGACTGCCAGAGCAACGAAGCCCAGCAGCATCAGAGCGATGGCGATGGGCGCGGGGATGAAGTTCAGCATAGCTTCCATGACATTGCCTCCTATAAGTATCAGCGGCGCGGGGAGCCACCCCTGCGCCGTTTTGTCGTGTTGGTTATATCGGATGTTTCACAGGTACTTGGAAGCCCCGGAAATGGCCTTCCAGCTGGCAGGGCCACAGATGCCGTCCACGGTCAGTCCGTGCGCCTCCTGCGCTTTCAGCAGAGCATTCTCGGTGCCCTCGCCGAAAATGCCGTCCGGGGTCAGCCCCAGCAGC